GTAGGTAGGTTAGGGTCTATTGGGTCAGCTAAGTCTCTAGCTAAGTCAGCCATGAATAATTGATCTAGCATATTTATCTCTTTTGTATTCTCATAATTGCATCGATATCAACTTTTTTAACATCCATCAATTTGAGTTCTTCCTCGGTATAAACCCGACCAGCCTCATGGTTGATATTATATGACTTCAATTTACGAGCCACGCTATCGCTTTTAGACTGATTTAACTTTACTTGCTGTTGCACTTTTTCAGTTTTAGCAATTTGATTTGCCGCTTCAAAAGCATTAAATGGCTCGCCATTAGCTCTAGCTGTTTGTTGCATTGAAAGCAACTCAGCTTTAGCTTCTGCGGCCACCACTTTAGAATTGCCAATACCAGCTGACATAGGGTCATTAATGCCTAAAGAGAAGTCAATAAACTGTCTGCCGCGAGTCATCTCAGGATTGTCATTACGCACAATCTTTTTAAGCGCATTAGCTTGCTTCCAGCTAATTACTTTATTATTTGCGAGCTCATCAAAGTAACCTTCGCCCACTATCTGACGATCAGCCAAAGACTCAAACTGGCCATACATCATAGTATTGGCTCCAGCATTATCTCCATTTAATAACGCTTTACGTTTTTCATCTGGCAAAGTAATTCTTAATGATTTAGAGCGAGCAATAAGCTGAGATGCATTTATTTTTCCAGCGTAAAACTCATCTTCAGCTTCATTCATTTTGTCTTGATTAACTGCGGCTTCAAGCTCGTTGCTTCTGTTAAACGCTGTAGCTACTTCACCTTGCCGCTCAATGTACATCTTGATTAGCTTATTGCGATCTAGCTTTTGCATGACTACATCTAATTTGCCGTAGTCTCCAGCCATCATTTTGCGTAAGCCATTTGCTGTGCTAGACGCAAAGTCAGGCGTAGAGGCATAGTCAACTATAGCCTTATATTGAGCCGTATTAAACTCATCCATTTTTGCTTTTACAAAAGCTGGGTCTCCAGTTTGCTTAGCAATGTCATATACCCTAGATGCCTCAACCTTAAAACGCTCACCTAGCATTACCGCGTCTTGAGATGAGGTGATGGAATCCATCAAAATAATTGGGGTCTGAGACAGCATCTCATCTGTACTAAACTTAATGCCTTCTTGATAAATCTTGCCAGCGTTAGTAGCGGCCTTGTTATAGACAGCGTTACCAGCTGTACCCATAGATGCTCTGAAACGTAGGCTCTCTTCTGGAGATACGCTTGCGATAGACTTAGCGTAGCCGTTAGTTAGCGATGTAATTTCTTGTTGAACATCTTGCAAATTAAATACACCTGAGTCTATAGCAACCGATAACTCAGCTAACTTATTACGGCCTTTAACTTCTAAATCATTTCTTAGTTGAGCGGCTTGAACCTTACGAGCTGCGTCTCCAAATATAGTGCCAGGCTCAGCAAACAATTCTTGTGGGCTTTTGCCTTCTTTTTGAGCGGCTAACACTTGCTCTGCTGTAGGTGCGTTCTCTGCTCCATACAAAAGGCCTTCTCTTTGGGCTTGCTCTTCAGCTTTTTTAAATGCAAACTGAGATACGCGATCTAACGCTGACGTAATAGTAGTTAGCTGATTAGCTGTCTCTTTTACGTTAGCGTAATCTAACCGTGGAATATCGGCTGGCAAGTAGCCTGTGGGTTGATAAATTGGTAGCGCCATATTAAGCTCCCTTTACCGATCCAATATAGGTGCTATTCTCAAATATTGGCGCGGCTCCACCAGCTCGTTCTGCACCAGCCCCAGCCCCACCCATAGAGCCATAAGTCAAAGCAGCCATACCAAGTTTTCCAGCTGCATCAAAGTAACCAGTACGCAAGGCAGTATTTCCAGCGTCTTGATACAAGCTCGCTTGAATTAAACCATTGCGTCTTGCTGAATCAGCTCCAGATAAAGCAAAAGCAAACTCTTTGCCACCACGCTGGTTAGTTATTTGTTGGACTAGTTGAGCTGAACCATCGAATCCACTTACGCCGCCTGAAAAAGCTCTAGCTATTGCAGATGCGTTAGCAGCGTTTGTACGTTGCAATATCTGATTGCCCTGTAGCTCGTACTGAACAGCCTTACGCTCGGTCTCTACCTTAGAAACCTCGGCCATTTTATTGTAGTAATCCTTCTTGTCTTGCCCAGCCTTAATAGAGCCGTATGCAGATACGGCTGTTAAAGCGATTGCTACAGCTGCCATTGCCATATTATGTCCCCTGATGCGTTGCTACTTTGTATTCCATACCTAATAAAGTCATCTTTAAAGGTATGTCCTGAGATATCGTAATCTTAGCCTCTTGAGAGTAACCCAAGATACCGTGTAAAGTTTTAATTCCAGTAAACTCTTCAATGGCTTGATCTAATATTGGGCCAAACTGTCTAAATGGAATTAACTTACCATTAATTCTCATGTGCTGGGTATCTGCAACCAAAGCGTTTACCTCTACGATACGTTTCTTAAATCCAATGCGAGTGCCAGTTTTCAGCTTTAAATCTACAGGCATAGTTCTAGCCTCTACATTAATAGGTAAACCAATCTCGTACCCTGTGGCAGTCGCTCTAGCTAGGGTTATAGTGCCGCCTGATGGCACTTCTTGATTAGCCTGTACTAATCCATCCTCTAAAATGTTTACAATCTCGCCCTCTAAGTGGGCAACCGATACAGAGCTCACTACACCAGAGCCTGTCTTAGCTGAGTCTGTAAGTAAAGTAGTGTCAAATATTTCAACGTAGTATTGATCTACGCCATCTATGCTGCGTTTTACTATAGTATAGATTGTAGAGATATCTACGTTTACATCTACATAGCTACCATCAACAGTAATAAACTCAGACGGAGCGATTACGTTTTGAGCTCTCAATAAAGAGAACACGGCCATCGTTCCATCGTCAGCGTTAGTAATCAAAAGTAAATCGTTCTCATCTGTAGCAACTGACCTACGCAAAGCCATGCGAGTTGGAGTCTTTAGTAAGTGGCCAGCAAGAAGAGATATCTTGGCGGTTACATAGGTTGCCTGTGTATCCGTGTATGCAAACTCGTTTAAGCTCTTGCCCTGTCGCTGTACAAATAGAGTGCCAGACTCAAGCTGTTGAATACGGATTCCTTCTTTAGTGCCGTTGCGACTAGCCGTCTTAACAAAGAAGTTAGTAGGCGTAATTGGGTCTAAGCCATTTTGAGGTACATAGAACTCGCCACCAGTTGTAAATATCTGTAAGTCTCGGCCAGAGATAATATCGACAATCGCATTAAAGGTATTGGTATCTAACGTAGCCTCAATCGCGTCATCATCTAAACCCTCGGTAGGCTCAAAATCAAAAAATAGACCAACTTTAGAACCCCATACAGTAGAAGGGCGAGACTTAGAACCACCAAAGTATAGGCGGCCTTCGTGAAAAGTAACAGAGCGTGGCCAACCCCTTGTAACAGACCAAACAGATTCATAACCAGTTTCATAGTCCCATGCCCCACTTGCAATAGCAGATGTATTAAAAAACGGAAACTCAGTAATTGCATCAACTGAAGTAGTAGAGTTATATTTAACAATCTTAGCTCTACCTTGTGGAGTTGCGTTTACAAACTGACCTACGCTACCAGCTGAAAAGACAGCTGAGCTTGCTGTTAAGGTAACTTTACCAGCTACCGCTGAAGGCGTTAAAGTGCCAGCTGGATTAGTAATGGTGTAAGAAAATGCGTATTTAGGAATCGTGTCAAACGCAATAGCTCCAGCTGTCCAACTTGCATCAGTAGCTCCGCGTACTATTTCAACTGGAGCGATATCAGGGTGAACCACAATTAAGGTATCTGCTGATTGAGTCCATACAATGTTAGCTAGCTTTGCGCCAGTCAGACCAACGCTAGATGTATCAAGGTATGGATTGCCAGAACCATTAATATTAGTAATTAAAACGCCAGCCTTAAATATATACATCCGATTGTGCGTAAAGCACAGCATATAGCTATCGTCTGTAGAGAACTCAAACTCAACTAAGCGGCTACCGTTGGCGGCAGACTCAGCTCCAGAGTTAGCTAAAGATGTAATGTAACGCGAGCCTGGCCTACGTCTGATGCCGCCCTGTGGCTGACATACTACGTTGGTAGCTTTTTCTAACGCGTTTGAGTAGGCCTGTAAATCCACGCGAGCGCGGAGCAATGGGTCTAGCTCACCAGTAGAGAAGTTAGTCTGGATGCTTACAAAGCGACTCATTAATACCTCACGCTAATTAGCGAAAAGTCATTGAAAGCGTTGCTTGGGTTCCCTTGTCCGTCAATATTCATAGCTTGACGTAAATATCCACCGCGGCCATTACTCTCTGGCGTTCCCACTGCCACAGTTTGCCAATACTGGCTTTTATCTGTTTGATCTGTAATTGGTAAAGCTAGATGCCAGGTCATCATATATTTAAGTAGCTGCACAAAGTAACTAGGCATCTCATACTCAGGAACAGAGTATTGATAATCAATATATATCTGCTCGTAGTTAGTCAGCAATTTATCGCCAATGATGCGGTATTCTTTGCGAGGCGGGATGTTAGTAGAGTTGCTATCGTAAACAGCTCTAGGACTCGTTAAACGGTCTCCAGGGAGCTGATACTCATATCTGTACTCATTGGTAGGCGTAGTAATCAAACGCGCACAGGAGGCCTTTTTAAAGGCAAACGACCAGGGGTACATTAAAATAGCCTGATCTTTAATATCTGGGTATAGGCGATTGGCTACCGATGCCTCATCTGAGCCCTCGTCAAATGACGAAATAGGCTTAGCGCCTAACATTAATAAGGCATCAGAACAAATTGATAAAGCGGTATCTCCAGCTGCCATTTACTTCTCCAATGTAAGAATGGGCTACCTCTGTTTTACCAGAAAATAGCCCACCAATCAAATACTTAGTCTATTAATCTGAGTCGGTATTTGCCAAAGTTGTACCATCAGTTACGTCAACAACGCCAGAAGCGTTAGATAGAACATAAACCAAGGTAGCTACAGCGGTTGTACCAGTAGAGGTTACGCAATAGATCAAATCACCAACACTAAGGAGGGATGATAGATCATTAAAGTAACCGCTAGTGTTTACAGCAGCAATAGCATCGGTTGTTTTATAAGCATAGATAGCTGGAGCATTACCAGCTTTAGATGCGGCTACGGTTGTAAAACCAGTTGAAGAATATGCCATTTCAGTCTCTCCTTAGATTAAGATTCGCGAGCGGTGATTTGGACAATACCTTCGGCATCGATAGCAGTTGCACCAGCAGAGAATACAGAGTTCACTAGGAACGATGTCTTTTCTGGGATGTAATTGATTTCGGTGCGTGGGGCGATGCCTTCAGCGTATCCAACAGCGTCTTTGTGGAAAGCAAAGCAAGTACGGTCTAAAGAACCATCAATTGCTAAACCACCTTCGGAACGATCGCCAAGGATGTGGAAAGTAAAGCCTAAGAAAGTATTGATTTCACCAGCAACTAAAGCCTTGACAGTATTGAAGTCAGAGCTAGTTACAGCGGTTTCAGACAATAAAGAAGCCAAGCCAGAAGCGTGAAGAATAATATGACGGCCCTCA